TGATCAACATCTGTTGGTGTCAGTAGCATACCTAAACTGTCTACAACAAATAATACTTTAGGACGCTCATCATGCTCTTTGTCTGTATATTCTGCTTTGTAGTCTTTCATAAAATCACTAATAGTTCTAGCGACATCATCAATCATACTCATATTAAGTTTAAGTAATTTTTCATCACTTGTGTCTACATCTAATGCATGTAGCCATTTTGCATCCAGTGCATTTTCGCTGTCGATTAGTACAACAAAAATACCTTGATCTTGTGCCGCTTTAATTACGTTACCTGCGGCTATGTAACTTTTACCTGCACCAGATTCTCCAGCAAGTACAGTTACCTTACCCAGTGGAATGCCTTTATCAAATTCTCCACTGATTAGTTTGTTTAGTGTATAATTACCTGTACTGATCCAAGTATCTGGATCATTAAACCCGACACTTAGTCCGGGCACCGCTTTAGTAATGCTTTTGCGGAATTTACTTACGTCAAAAGGTTTTGCCATCTATTTCTCCATAAAGCCACAGTAGGCGACTAGCGCCGCCTACTAGTTAGATTTTTTGATTAATTGCTACGGTTTCTAATTGCCGCTAAAATGTCCTGAGCACTTGGCTTTTCGCCTTCAGTAACTGCCGGGGCAGTTGCCGCCACTGCTTCTGCTACTGCTTCTTGTTTCTCAGGTGGAGTAACTGTAGCAGGTGCCGCTTCTGCTACTGGAGCAGGCTGTGGTGTTGGTGCCGGATTAGGAGCACTAATAGGTGCAGGTGGCTTATTACTTTGTGCCAATTGTACACCAGCAGGTCGATAATAATTACTCCAAAGTTCTGGATCATACAACTTACCATCTACACTTGCTTCAAACATTTCACCAATAACACGAAGTTCTTCGTCATTTGGTTGCTTGGGAAGATAATCGTTTAGATTAAACAATCCGTGAGCATCAATTGCCGCTCTTTCATTGCTATCTAAACTACGTTCTCGTCTAGCCCAACTACTAGTACTGTAGTCTGCATACTGACCTTTAGTTGTCTTAGTAAGACGGAAATCAGTGCCTTGTTCAGTATCGGTTGGAAGTTCAGTGAAGTCACTGTCCATTAATGCACCTTTAATAATATTAAAGATACTTGGGTTAATAATAAACCTACGAATTGGATTATCCGGAGTAGTATCTTCTTGTAGACTGCTTTCAGCTACAAAACCTTGGAAAACGTATGAACGTTTCTTCCAATACTTACGACCCATATCTTCCATATTAGGATCTTTAAACCAAGGACGTACCTCAGCTAGTACAGGACACGATCCTGTAGGTCCCCACATTTCATTACATGGAACATTTACAGTAACTTTACGACTGTTACTGTCACCTTTTACGCCAGCAAATTCTAAACGAATCATCTGACGCTCACGCCAAAAGTAAGTATTGCTTGCATCACCATCTGGTAAAAAGCGTAGTACTGTTGTTGAATTTTCTGGGATATTCCAAAATGGGAAGATAGCGTTATCGCCACCTGTATTGCTTGAACCGCGTCCGCCGCTAGATTCTTGCTCTTGTAATTTTGCACGTATTTCTGCCAATGTTGCCATAGTTTTTCTCCTAAATGTTGCCTATGTTATTTTGTTTGCCTAAGTATGCCTCATGACTACTTATATATAGTCATTAGTATATGTTATATTAAGTTGGTTGTCAACTAAAAAGTTTATTAAAATCGTAATTATTAAAATTACTTTCAAATGTTTCCTCCCAATCTTCACTAACACTTGTATCTTCACTTGCTGTAGCTGTGAGCTTTTTGAATAAGGAGTTAATTGCTTGTACTCCTGTCATCATCATAGATTTGTCTTTGACATGTTCCATTTCGTCGCTCATGCTAGTTAGCAATTGACTTAACCGATCCTCACCTTTTTTCGCATAGTCAATAGAATTACCTAAGTATTCCATAACTACTGCGATCTGATTTACCTTAGGCATGTTTCCAAAGCTACTCAAGTTCATTGGATTCTCAGGATCGGATTTTACACTAATACCCTTGCGTAATGATACTGTATCCATTTTAGCTATAGTATCTACAAGACTATCCATGGTCTGTTTTGCAAAGTCATCAGCTTCTTTGATTGCTCTCATCTCTTTAACTAATGCATTTACATACGGTAACGCTTCATCTAAACTTTCATCAAATGAGCGTACTGTAAATTGATTACGAAGTTTGTTTCTATCTGTTTCGTTAATCTTAATTTCTTTTGCTTCAAACTGTTCTTTTGTTTCTCTGTAGCATTTACTACCTTTGAGTTTGTTCATTTTTTCTCTGATACTAGCAATACGGTTAGAGACTGCTTCCACAATATCTGCTGTATCTTCATTTACCAAACCATTACGTTTACTGTAGTTTGCAAACTCTTTGAGCTTTTTAAGTTCTACAGTTTGTTCTTGTATATGCTTACCAAATTCATCATGTGGTATGCCACCTTCTTGTACATGGCGTAGCATAGCTCTACCACCTGCTAAATTGTTTGTTGGCATTTTGTAACGTTCGCCATCTGCATTTTCTATATAGATAGCACTGATGTTTCTGCTTCTACTACCACGTGATTCTTCATTTACTGGTTTTGTATGTTTTATAATAAGTTTAGCACTTTCTAACTTTTGATAACTGCTTTTGCTAGTACCATAAGCAGGGCTAATACCTTCTTCTATTTTCATGTCTCTCACCTTTTGTGCTTGGTAATCTTGGTCTTTTGGTGTAATCTGTTTTGTAAAGCCTTTCAGTGTGTATTCAATAATACTCCTGTTTGCTAAATTTTTAAGCTGAAATAGTGTATCTTTAAATTCATCTAAATCAGTATTCTGATTAACACTTACTCTTAGTTCTCTTGTACTATCAGTTTCATCTAGATTAACCATACTGCCAAGATCTGGCAAATAAAATCTTCTTGCTGAACTAGCATCAACAGTGTTTTCTCCCTCGTCAGTAAACAACCTTATAGTTTGCCCACTACCTTTCAGGATTTTAAATATTTCGTTTGAAATGTTTTCACTTTTAATCATACTAATTCGTTCCTTAAATGTATTTATGTTAGAAACACAAATGGCATAGGGTCAACTGCTTCTTCATCTGAGAAACTATCTTTTAGTTCATCATAAGCATTTTCATCATATTGTGCTACTTGCTGTGCAATACGTACTACTAGTACACATGCCATTACTAGATCATCTGTTTCACCTTCTTTAGCACTAAAACTACTACCTCTAGCAATAAATGTTTTAATCTCTCTTAACAATGCACTACTAGCAATTTCCATTCTATCTGTTTCAATCCATGTTTTAAGTTTACTACATGCCGCTAGTTTACTTTTGTTTGTAGTAGTAAAGCCTTTTCTAAAAGCTCTATTAGCACTGCGAGGTTGACTTATAAACTGTCCTGGTATATTGTCCTCGCCCATTTCATTTATCACAACTAGTGCCGCTTCTCCAAGTGTATTGTTCTCAACACTCCAATATATTTCGCTATCAGGTGCTTGTTCTTGTATATCTAATAGCATTTGTCTAAGTATTCTTATTTGTTCTGTAATACTAGTTTTGTTGTGCATCCATTCTGCTACCTGTTTCATACCTGGCAATTCGTAAATTTGAATAGCACTATTGTCTCCGCCTGTACCTAAACTTGGATCTAGTCCAGCAATATATGTTCTTCCTTTTACAATATTTTTATACCAACGCACTTGCCCTGTGCGTTTATATACGTCTCTGCTTTCCATTACAGCAAGTTTTAAACTGCTAATCAATGTTTCGTCGTATGCAATAAATTCGTTAAGGTGTTCTCTGCGGAAACGTTCTTCACCTATTTTACCTTGTTCTTCATCTGCCCAAGGCTGGTCTCTATCAGGGTGTTGTTTCCAATCTGCACTGTAACTTTTAAAACCGTTTTTACCTGTTTCTTTTTCATTTCCAAACTCGTCTGTTGTATTACATGCTTGTCGCCAAATTTGTGCAAATTGATCATCGTCCTGATTTGGTGTACTTGTAATAATACACTTACCGCCTGTACTAAGTGTTGGTGACAAACTAGTCCAAAACTCACGGGCAATGCTAGGTCTCACAAATGCAAACTCGTCCAAGTATGCTAGCGAAATACTCAAACCACGTCCAGTATTTTCTGTTGTAGCTTGTGCAATAATACGGCTACCATTATCAAATTCGAGTGATCCTTTGTTGTATGCTGTACAACCTGCTCTAACATGGTCGGGTAATAGTTCGTATGCAAATCGTATACGTTGCATAATCTCTTGGGCACCACTATACTTGTGTGCCGCAATAAGAATAGTTTGATCAGGTATATACATAGCATACCATAACAAGTATGCACCCGCCGCAGTTGACTTGCCCATCTGTCTACTAATAAGTGCTATACTGTAACGATGATCATGGTATGCATCTAATAGTCCTTTTTGAAAGTCAAACAAATCAAACTTCAATCTACCTTTGACTGGATGCTGTATCCATACAAAGTTCTCAATAAAATATTGAGGATCTTTGGTACATTTAACGATTTCTTCAATCTGTTGTTGATTAAACTTTTCTCGTTTGTACGGAGATTTAATTAAGTTTGTATCTACACTCATAGTAATACTTATCTACAAAAAAGAGGAGCTATGTTTCCATAGCCCCTAAGTTGTAACCTGTAATTTTAGTTTTTAACTGGATCTAAATCTAAGCCTGCATTTTTTCTTAGATTTTGTATGTGCATATTCCCCATTCTCGAGCCTTCCATATTAGGATTGCTACCTGTAGGTTCTTTACTTTCTTGTGGAACAACTTTACCAGCTCTGTCTAAGACCATATATAATCCTTGAATATGCTTACGCATTGTTGTAAGTTGGTCTGTTAAATCTCCAATACCACTTGAATTCTCATCTCTATCCATTTGGTCTAATTCATCATATTCATTATTAAGTTGTTCTAGTGCCATAAAGATGTCATTTAATTTAGCTTGCTTCATTGAATCTACACTGTCTTCATTGACTTCTTGACTTTCTACCAAACCTAAGTCATCTAGTCTAGTCATTATCCATTCTGTTGGATCACCATCTCTGGCTTTTTGTGTTCCGTATGGCATTTCGTCTGAATAGTAATTGTACAATTCCATGTACAAATCTGATCTAGAATCTATATCACCCATCTGTTTCATCTTAGCAACTTCTTCAGGATGTTTTGACATTATTGCCATAACTTCGTCTGATTCCATTGCTTCGTTTACATTTGTCATATATTCTTTTAAAGATTTCATCTCATCATTCCTGCACGTTTTAGTAATAGTTGCAATTCGTCGTTTGCATCCATCTTTGTTTCTTTATCTGCACATGAATCACAACCACAATCACTCTTGTGTGCTTCTGTTGTTGGTGAATCAACAGCGCCTTCTAAGTGTGCTCTACCATCTTCTTGCATACCTTGTTCACTAAAAGTAACTTCCATACCGACTATATCACTAATAGCTTTTTCAAATCCACTGTCTGTATAAATTGTCCAAGGACCATCATGTTCAACAACTACTTCTATATAACCTTCATCGTCTTTAGATTTATTAATATTCGTAACTGTAACCATTTCTGGGTTAGGATTAGCTTCGTCTCTATCCCAAATACTATCGCCTGCTAGTTTTACTTCTTGAGGGAAATTTGGTTGTTCTGCTTCTTCAACACTTTCTCCAGGAACATCTAACTGTCCCATTGCATCATAATGTGCATCTTCCAATGCACCATACAAAGCATCAAATGCTTCTTGTATAAACTTAAAGTCTTGACTACCGCCAAGGTCAACTACTGCTTTAGCAAGCATGCCTTCATCACGGAATACTTTTTGTAAGTTGTTGATCTGTTCCATTGCTTTATCAAATGTGCGTTGGACTTTCATTTCTTGGCTGGTTGGCATAATTATATTCCTGCTAGCTTTTTTAACACATTAATGTCTTCATCTTCTGTTACTTCTGATTCTACTTTATATGTTTTGCCATCTACTTTAAATTCTTTTTTTCCAGCCGCCTTAGCTTTTGCTAATTCACCTGAGAATTCATTTCCTTCATTTGGTTCTTCCTCTATCTTAGCTTCTTCAATAGATTCATCTGTTTCTTCTTTATCATCAGATTTCTTCTTTTTCTTATCGTGATATGCTTTAAGTCCTGCTGGCATTTCGCCTTCATCAACTTTATATGCTTGCCATGCTTCTGTAATATCTTCTACTTTATGATCTTCGTATACTTTAGTTTCGTCTACAGTTACATGCTCGCCATTTGCACCTAAGTATCTACGCAAACTTAAATCTGCTGGACTACCCAATGGCCCTTTGTATTCTTCTGGATTAGGTTCAGTAGTTGCTTCACCGGGCACTTCTTCTGCTACAGGAGCATCTCCTACTAATTTATTCAATTGATCAGGAGTAATCAAAGCAATCATTGCTTTCATATCTTCTCTGCCATCCATTGGTTGTTCAGCTACTGGCTGTTCTACTTCTACTGGTTCTATTGCAGGCGCATTACTTTGTTGAATTCCTGCTAGTTTGTATAAGTCATCTAAATTCATTTCATTACACCTTGTATTCTGTTTGTAGCTCACTCTTGGGAGCATTTTTAATCATTTTTTCATTGTAAGCATCACCAAAATGATCTTCTGCTTTTATCTTTTCTGCTTCGCTATAATCAGCATCAGCTAATACACTTTTTGCTTCTTCGTCTGACTCTTCTTCGACTTCCCACAATTCTTCAGCTTCATGCATGTTATTAACAATCATTTCACCTAAACTTACACCACAAATGCCTGCTATTTCTTCTTGTATTGCATTTGTTGTAGCTGGTAACTTTGTTTTAATATCGTATGTGTATATTTCTCTTGCTCCTACATCACCAAATCCACGTGGTTTGTGCATTATAGTTTTTTTAGGCGAACCTATACTTTCCATATTATATTTTTTCATATGTGACTCTACTCGGTCCATACATTCATCTGAGATTTCGTTTAGACTACGAAGTCTAAACTCGTATGTTTTTTCAGATTCTGTTAGATATTGTGCTAAACTTTTCATCTCGATTTCCTTCGTTATAGTTATTTATCAGGCTTACCCATTTTTTCGATGACAGCATTGATTAAACTATTGCGATCTTCGAACTCTTCTGCTTCGCCTTGTATGGTATCATCACCACCTTTTGCTTTGGCTTCTTGTGCATCAAATTTGGCTTTTTGTAGTTGTAGTTGTACCATCTTTAGTTTTTTGTCCATCTTTGCTGTTTTAGCAGTGATAGCATTGGTCATCATTTTGCTTGCTGTATCAAATACAGCCGCGGCATGCCTATCTTCAACATTTTGTCCAAGATCCATAAGATCCTGAAAGGCATGCATTGCTTTATCAGCATACTTGTCCATGTCAGCATCTAGTTGTTCTAAATCTCTTACCATTGGCAATGCGGCATCAATTTTATCTGCTACATCTAATTGTTGTTGTAGTTGTGTAAGATCTAAACCAGTATCTTGTTCTTCTTTGTCTGTTGGATAATCAGAATTTGCTTGATTCTCCATTGGCGGTAAATCAAATACATCTTCAATTTTCTTGTTCATGTTTTTTTCCTTTTCTTAGGATTATTGAATAATTCATTTTCTGTTAATACTCTAAACCCTACACCTTTTTGTTGACAAAAAACTTTAGCGGCTTGCCATTTAGCTTCATTAACAATAGCTTGAGCTTTTTGCATATTACTTCTGGCATAAGCTAGTGTTTGTCCAGCAGGTTTAATCTCAATCATTTCTGCTTTTCGATTTTTATCTTTATCTTCATAAACTATAAAAAAATCTGGTACATAATGTGTATTTTTTCCTGTAGCTGGATTTCTATATGGTATTCTGTGTGCTTCACTTGCCCATGCTAATATATTTGGGTGTGTATCACAAACTCGCATAAACTTTAATTCCCAGCCACTGCGATATCTAGGACTGTGTTTTCCTATATACTTATTAGGATTTTGTATCTTATAGATACCTTGTTGAAATTTATTTGCCATTATAGCAGTATTTATCTTTAGCGTGGACCTGCGCCTGCACTTGCGTCTGCAGGCAATCCCTTTGGAAATACAAAGGTTTTACCATTTACATTTCTTAATGTTTCTTTTGATGGATTATACGAACCTTTAAAAGCTCTTCCACCACTGCTTGTATTGGTGTTTGAAAAAGGTTGTACAACTGGGTCTTGTTCAACTGCTTGTCTATTACTTAATATACCTGCTAGGTTTCCGTTTATTGCTTGACTTTTCTCTACATTTTCTTCAGCTATATCTTTATCGAGTGAGTCAATATTAAAATGTTCAGGTTGGAACACAACATTGTATAATATTGGTTGACTATCTGCATAACTTAATGTGTCATGATTTATTGTTTGTATCATACAATTATAAAGTGTTATAGTTCTACCGCCTTGTTGACTATCTACATTACTAATTTTTATTTCTTCAAACATGAATCTTTTTGACTTATCAATACTTTTTGCACCAAAAGGAGATGACCCGCCAGTAAAGGTTGGTTCAATAAGATTGTATCCACTAAATTGGCTTTCATCTAAATTATGTCCATGAAAATAATGATTGCTGTATGCTTTCAATAGTGTTTGAAATTGGTTATCTTTTGTATCATAAAAACTTATCGGAATAGTACCAATGGTCATTCTAGTAGGTACATGCCTTTGTCTGTTATATTGATTGAATGTTGTTATCCCATAATCAACATCCGGAAGACCAACCGAAGATACTCTATCAAAAACAAAAGATTTGCCCATACTTTCATCTGATAATTTTATGCCTTCATTCAGCATAAATTCCACGTAAAAATTATATTTTAGACGTGGGAGTAATGTATGATCTCCGTCTACACCAAAATGCTCTGCGGCGGCATTGTATGGGCCGGTACGGCTAACTAGTGCCATAGACTAATCCTTATGTTGCGGTACCAGCACCAGTAGCATTACTTAGAGTTTGATCAGGTGTAGTTCCTGTTAATGTAGCTTGGTTAGCGGCATCAAAAATCTCTGCGTTATCATAACGAACACTTACTGTTACTTGAACTTGTTCGCTACTTGCATATGCTAATTCACCATATTGAATGTTTGAAATATAGCAACCTGCAAGTTCAAAGGTGTCAAGTACACCTGGAGTAGGACTAGCACCATCTAATGTTTCTACTTTCATTTGAAACTTGTATGCTGAACCTGCTCTAGGAGCTGATTGATTTGCGTGATCAACTTGTCTGTTAAGTTGATTATTTAATTCTCTTAATACTGCACTGTCTACATCATCTCTGAGAACACATGTTACTGGATCCCAGGTATGTTTACCTGCTAGATAAATTCTACTGTTGTATGCATCTACAATTGTCTCGTCGTGTGTTAACGCTGGTCTGCTTACACTCACAACGCTACGTGTAGGCGTTGAACTAAAGCCTTCTCCAATAAACGTAACTCTAAAACGATACTGGAGTTTCGGCATGATAGTTGTTGTGTTTCCTGCATTGTCTGGAACACCTAGTGTTGTAATAACTGCCATTGGAATCTCCTCATATTATCGGCTAACAGTATTTATATTGTTTACCCAAAAAATTAGGCGCACTGTGGCGCCTAATTAAGTATTATGTTAATTTTTTTTAGTTTGTTGCGGCTAATGTACCAGTATTCACTAATCTAATCGGAATGTAAATAAATTCTGCCGCTTTTGAAGGTTCAATTGCAACATCTACATAAAATTCATTACGATCAATTCTTGCTGGAGTATTATTGCTTGTATCACACACTACTGCAAAATCATTAAGTCCTCTTCTACTGAGAATGTCAGCTAAGAATCTTTCAAAAGCAACTTTTGCTCTTGCTCTTGTTTGTGCATCATTGATCTCAAACAAGAATGGTCTCGCTAGTTCGTCAAATCTATCTCTGAGATATGCAACAAGTCTTGCAACATTAACTCTGTCTAATGCACTTGTTGTACCGTGTAAAGTTTTTTGTCCAAAAATTACTGTGCCTTGTCCAGGGAATGTTGTAATTGGATTTAACTTTGCAGTATACATACTATCACGTTGTCCTTGTGTAAGGCTTACCGCTTTAAATTCACCTTCAGTAGTAATGTGTCCTACTGAGGTTGCATTTTGTACAACACCTCTTGTTAAGCCAGCAGGAGCGAACCACTGAAAGCTAATGTTGTCATTGTATGCGAATGTATAAAGTGCCATATGACTCGGAGGAACTGCAACTGTTGCACCACCTAGTGGTTCTGTTGTCTGTCCAGCTGGATAGTAAACTGCACTATATGTGTTTTTAGTTACTAGTCCATCTTCTCCGTTTTCTGATGCGTTTGCAGTATTCTGCACCCAATTTACTGCGGCAGTTGGTGTTTTACGCATTGGAGTATCAACAATAATAAATCCTGTTTCACCTCTATCACTGTTCAATGTTACCATTTCGTCTGTTAGTTCAGGATAGTTAGGTGCCGCCAACAAGCTAAATCTGTTGCTTGGATCTCTTAAATCTGATCCTGCGGCAACTGCTTGAATTGCTGTTGCGATTACTTTACGTTGTGCATATCTTCCAAATGCTCCACTTCCGTCTGCATGATTAGCGGCACCATTTCTCCATGCTGTACCGTTCCATGCACGAACTGTGTTTTTACTTTGTGCCATGTTGATAACAATCATGCCTGCTGGATAAACACCTGCACTTGGTGCACCAGTAACTGTAGTTGCTTTACCACCATTACTGTTATCACTTGCTGTATCTGTAATATCAGCAAACAATACACCGTTTGATGTAGTTTGATCTGTATTATCATGTAATACCCATGCACTGTTTCCAACATTACGTTTGTAAATTTTTGGATATGCACGTTCGTTGGCTTGATTCTCGCCTGCTAGTGTTGTATCAACCCAAATATCTCCTGCACTAGGTGATGTTGGAGCAGTTGTACTATAAGTTGGTGTTATTCTTGCATAACCACTGTTGATTGTATACATATCAAGTGCATTTATTGTATTGTCAAACCAATACTGCCCATTTGCAGGTGTTGCTGTTGGAGTATTAGCTTGTGCTTGAAGATCAGGTGTTGTTAATGCACCTACCGCACCACCAGTTACTACTTCTCTTACTACTAGTGTACCACGTGTATTAGCTTGTTGGTCTAATAATAAGTTGCCAACTACGGCTGTACTTGCACTTAATACAGTTGCACTTGAACCATCTTGTGGTACAAAGTCACCAATTGCGCCAGCACCGTCAGTTTGTGTTGTGCTAACACCTTGTACTGTTTTTGCTACAAATGCTGTACTTGTGCTACTGTATGCAAAGAATTTAAGATCAATTCCGTTACCTGCACTAGTTGTTTTAATCCAAATGTCACCAGCGGCTGGTGAGCCCGG